ACTTTCTTTTTAAAGATTTTTCGGTAACTGATTTCTTAATCACGACGATGCATTTAGAACAAATAAGAAAGATTCTTGGAAGGGAAGGGTCGTTCCAAGTTATGGACGGAAACCGTCTATTTGTCTTTCCATCCCCCACAGAAAACGAAGAAGTTATTGTTGAGTACCGAGCTTTAAATACTCAGACAATGCACCATTATTTTATTAACTGGGTTCAGAGGTTTTCTTTGGCGGTATCCAAGGTTATTTTGGGGGAGATTCGAGGGAAATACGATGTGCTTCCCTCCCCTCAAGGAGGCTCTCGATTGAATGGAGAAGCTTTAGTGCAGGAAGGCATTGCTGCGCAGGAAAAACTCGTTGAAGAATTACTCTCTGAGATTGAAGAGCCTCCTGTAATAACTGCATTCTAATGGCTAAGAAAAAGAATTTTCGAGTAAACACCAACATTTCCAACGGAAGTGGGAAGTCTCGGAGAAGTCTCCTTAGCATGTACGATGAGAACAACCCAGACATAAACCTTTTCAACTCTGTGGATGACGAGCTTATTTCTTTAGCGGGTTCAGAGCTCCTAATTTATAAATTCCATAAAGGAGGGGACCACGACACGTTATATGAAGAGGATAGGAAAAAGACTATAGCTCAGGCTCCTATAGTTGTTGTCGGGCATTACGACCCAAGACCTATAGAGGAAAATTTAACAGAGTTTGGTATTGAATTAACAAACGACCAAATGTTCACTTTTAACAAGGCGTATACAGAGGATTTACTGGGTAGAACTCTTATACCTGGTGATGTTATTCGTCCTCGGTTCCAAAATCAAAAATATGAGATTTTTGAAGTTCAGGAAGACCGATTTGATGTGTATGGGGTTTACCACCTGCTAGCATCCGCAAAACTTCTACGTGATAATCGAGATGTTCAGGATATCCACCAAACATCCACAGAAGATGAGATATACACCGAATAATGGCTAAGTCTCCAAAACTCAGAGCACGTGATTATATGCGTCGCGCCTTGTATGAATTGGATAAAAATAGGTACGTACCTTCAGATTTTTACAGAGAATACACAGGGGCTTTGACTCGGCAATTATCCGATTTAACTATTCTTGAAAAGGATTCAAAGAAAAGAAAAATTTCTATTTTTTACGGAAATCCCGAAAGAGCTATTGCTAAAATTAAAGAAGACCGAAATATTATTCTTCCTGTTGTTTCAGTGTCCATTGATGATTTGGATGAAGATATTACAAGGCGGAGAACTGATACTTGCCTCGAAACTGAGACTTATTGGGATAAGGAAGAACAGAGAGCCATTCGGATAGTTTCCCTTCCCCCTAAGGCAGTTGTTTTAACGTATNCTATAAATGTTTTTGCTAAGTATACGGAGGATATGAATCAGTTAATTGAACAGATTCACATGAAATTTCAGCCTGCGATGGATATACGGACGAAGTTCAGTAGTAACACTAAAGCCTTCCTATCTGACCTGTCGGATGAGTCATCTACCGCCCCCTCAGACCAGCAGGATAGGATTCTCAAAAAGAAAGTGTACCTTTCTATTGAGACGTATGTTCCTAATAGGAAATACAGAATAACGTCTACTGGCGAAATTGAAGAATACAATTATGAGTTTGATGTCGAAGACTCAGAATAATAATTTATTTTTGTTTATTTTGGGGGGTAGGTAAAGTAAATACACTAGAGGTTATGAGCACAACAAGTTCCATTAGAAACGTTTCCACACAGGGTTTAGAAATAATCCTTTCCACTAGGAAAGGATACGAGCATTTTTGGATATCCCCAAAAGAAACCCTAATTGTTCAAGATTCGATGATTACTAACACTATTCGTGAGTTAGCACGCAAACGCCTCATCAAGATAAATTCTAATTAGGAGATATAAATGGTTAATTTTGTAAGTCCCGGTAGCTACGTTATAGAGAAAGATTTCTCTGAATTCGCACCATCTTTAAACTCATCTGTTGCGGGTGTTGTTGGTTTTGCTGCACAAGGAGAGCCTAATAAGGCTGTTCTCGTGACAAGCGCCTCTCAGTTGATTAGAGAGTTTGGTCGTCCTGATAAAGTATCAGGTGGTCAGGCAATTCTCGCAGCTTTGGAAATTTTAACAAAGACTCGAAGCTTATACTTTGTACGGGCTAAAACAGGCATGGCTGCAGATGCAAGCGCAAATGTTGTTACTGGTCATTGTCCCGCTATAGCTGTTAGTGGTTATGATGGTAGTTCTTGTGACATGATGATTAATATTGACGTGTATGACCATACAGGAGCTCGCAAGTCACCCAACTCAGTAACATACCAACTAAATATTGCTTCCGGCAACCTGGTTGCCGCTGATAGCAATGTAAACGGGCGTACTGTTATTGCAAAGGCTGTTGCTAAAGTGCAAACGTCTGACTTTCCATTTACTTTCGTTACTCCTTCAGGCACTACCGCATCTGATAACATGGGATGGCTTGTAGGTTCCTGGGCTGGAAGTGGTTCTACACTCTGCGCATCTGCTGTCTCAGGGGTAGACATGAACATAACAACCTCCTCCTTCTCGCACTATAATGATGGTGAAACAACAGGCGGACTTTGTTTAACAGAAGTCTCTGGAGACAATGGTCTTGGCGCTGGCGCTACTGCCTCTTCTATAACAGCATCTGGGGGTCATTACACTAGTTCAATTTACTGTGTTCAATCTCTGTACGAAGGCTCTGGGTACAACCAATCACAAACTACTGCTGGTCTCGGAGGAGCTACAACTAACACAGGGCTTGCCTTAGTCATCAACTCCCTCGCAGGGAAGGATTACACCTTAAACTTGTCGCGTGACGGGGCTGTAGAAGAATCATACTCTCTCGACTTCGAATCCCGAAATAATGGGAAAGATGGTAATTATCCTGAAAATGTTATTAACGTTGGAGAGGTCAATACTGTCTCTCAATACGTTAAAGGGGATTTCCGTGAAATTGGTGGTGCTGACACTGTTCCTTTTGCAACGGCTATGCCTAATTTCTGGAGTGTAGCCCCAACGGCGGCATGGACAAGCTACGACGCCAGTGGAGGGTACAGAACGCCAAGATTTATCAAAATGATTGATGGTACCTATAACCTTTCCGGTGGCGTTAACGGAGACATTGGAGATGAGGGTGGGAGCATAAATGCTAATGTTAAAAGTGCGCTTATTGGCTCTGCTGCCGCAAAGACCGGAATGCACGCACTTGACGACGACTCTCTAAACATCTCAATGGCTGTAGTTCCTGGAATCCACGAACAAAGCATTCAAAATGCTCTGATTTCTCTAGCGGAGAATAGCCAGAACTTCCTGGCTGTAGTCTCTCCACCTCAAGGACTTTCTAATGCCCAGGAAGCAATCAACTGGCATAACGGTTTAGGGGACGGAAGAACAGCTTCCATTAACAGCTCTTACGCTTCGATTTATTGGCCACACTTAAAAGTATATGACCCATATTCTAAGTCTGATGTCTGGATGGCCCCTGAGGCATTTGCAGTAGCCACCATGGCAAAAACAGATGAAATGGCTGACCCATGGTTTGCGCCTGCAGGACTCGTCAGAGGGCGTCTAACGAAGCCTGTGGACACCGAGGTTATTCTTAATCAAGGTGACCGCGATTCAATGTACCAACCTGGAAATTCGGTGAATCCAATAACTAAGTTTTCGCAAGATGGCATTGTTATTTTTGGGCAAAGAACCGCACAAAGAACCCCCACTGCTTTAGATAGGATTAACGTTCGCAGAATGATGATTCTTATTCGAAAGATGATTATGGCTTCTACTAGAGCCTTNGTTTTCGAACCAAATGACCCAATTACATGGGGTCGCATTGAAACAGTTCTGAATCCTATGCTGGATGATATTCGGCGCAGGAGAGGAATTACAGAATTCCGGGTCATCTGTGACGATACAACAAATACACCTCTTAGAATTGATAGAAATGAGTTGTGGTGCCGTGTTTTAATTAAACCTACAAAAACTGCTGAAGTTCTTGTCTTCGAACTCAACCTTACCGGTCAGTCCTCTGATTTAGGAACCTCGTAAACCCCTATATAAAATAGGATATACTTATGGCAAACGCATACTACGCAACACAAACAAACAGAACTTTAAATATTGGAGAGCTCCCAGGACTCTCACACAACTTAGAATCTTACAGGGCATATCAGTGGGAGGTTGAAATTTCAACTCCAGATAATGAAGATGACTCTATTCTAACATTGGCTGCTAAGCAGGTATCCGAGTTAGGATTTACATCAGAAGATATTGTAGCTGAACGTGTAAATGATAAGTTCTTCTACCCTGGAAAGGTTACTCCTGAAGAGGTAACTATCACTTTTGATAACCTTGTTAAAGGTCAAATCGCGGAGAA